GACAGCGCTCCAAATTTAATTTTACTTGATGCAGTAAAAGAAAGACTAGAATTTCCAGAACTAAGGAAGAAGGCTAAAGAACAGTATGACTATTGGAAACCAGAAACGGTGATCGTGGAGGCCAAGGCATCTGGACTTCCCCTCACTTATGAGTTGCGAAAGATGGGTATACCTGTTATAAATTTCACTCCTAGTAAAGGTAATGATAAACACGCTAGGGTTAACGCTGTGTCTCCTCTTTTTGAGAGTGGTCAAATTTGGGCGCCGGATGAAAAATTCGCAGAAGAAGTAATAGAAGAATGTGCATCATTTCCTTATGGCGATCATGATGATTTAGTTGATAGCACAACACAAGCGGTAATGAGGTTTCGACAAGGTGGTTTTATAGGTCACCCTGAAGATAAACAAGATGAAATATCACTACCAAATAATAGGACTTATTATTAATGGCATCAGAAAATAACTACGGATCACTTATAGATGATTACGAAAACGGAATTCTAGTTTTAGAAGGAGAAAGTCTAACAGACTATATTACAAGAATGGGTGGCGTAGATTACAATGCCGGTGGTATAGTAAGTCTTGCAACAGGTGGAACTCCTTATGATTCAAGAGCAACTGTTGAAGATATGGCAAAAGCTATACAAACTTCTTCAGCAGGTACTGACAATCAAAAATTAAGATTATTAATGGATTATGGTATGAATACAAACCCTCAAATAACTCCTCAAACTGTAGCATCTAGTCAAGAAAAAATGGAAAAACTTTTAGGTTTACAAACTAATCCTAATTTTAATTATAATAGTCCCATGGGACCAGCAATGATTATGCCTCCAATGCAATCAACAGGTTTTAGAGAAGGCCCGGGATCTTTTGGTAATGAAGGAGTGTTAATCAATGGTAAAAGATATATGTCAGAAGATGAAGCAATAGAAGATATGGGTGTAGAAACTTATAATAGATTTATGGCTGACGGTGGAATGGCGGGAGAAAAAACTTATCATCAAGTTAGAGATCAATTTATGCCAATGGATTCAGAAAGTATGAACTACGCAAATGGTGGCGGGGTCGGAACTTTAATGCAACCAAAACGTGGAATGGTAGATGGACCAGGAGGATACGCAGGATTTCAAGAAGATGAATTTGGTCTACAATATGGCGAAGGAAAAAATCCTTACGCACCTGATGTTATGTTAGATGTAATGCCTGAACTTAATTCTATAGATGAAAGAACCAGAAATATAAGTAATGATAGAGCTGAAGTTTTACAACAAGATATTGATGCTTCTGGAGGGAGGGGCTTTAAGGCACAAGATCTTGACACTCTTAAATCAATAGAATTTGTTAATCCAACTCTTACAGAATTTGAACTTCAAGGATTAAAAGATGGTAGTATAACAAAACCAGGAAATTATTCAAACTCACAAGCAAGTTTAAATAATGGAATTATGGATAGCATATCAAATCTTTTCTTTACCCCAGCAGGAGCAGCAGAAATAAATCCAAATAATACATTTACATCAAGCGTAGCTAATTCTCCTTATGAGGCAGATTATATGCCACCAAATAGATATACAGATTTTAAACAACGAGTTGGTCAGGATGAATTTAATATTACGAAGCCTGCTGCAGAAGAAAAACTTTCTATTGCGGAACGACTAAAAAATGGAATTAATACAGTTAAAAATTTTGGTAAAGATTTTAAAAACACAGCAGGTAATTTTAAAAATGCAGTAGGCTTTGGTGCATCTAGGTTGTTGGATGTTCCAGGTATGGCTTTTACAGGTATTAAATCTTTGGTGGGTGGAATGGATAACTTTAAAAATCTTAGCGGATTAGATCAACAATTTATATTAGACCAAGCTGGAGGAAATAGACCCAGTAAAGATCCTTTTGGGATAAATATAAGAAGCGGTTTTGGAAATTATGGGGCGTATGTAGATAAGCAATATGAGAAAGACAAAGGTAAAGTTTATGATCCAGTAACACAAAAATTTCTTTATGACAGAAAAGTTTTTAATGATAAATTAGCACAAGACAGAATACAAAAAGCTGAAATTAAGGCAGCAGCAGACAAATTAGCATTAGAAACGGAAATGAATAGAATAAAAAATACATATACAGATTATGGTTCTGGTGGTGTTCAAGATGGTAACTATGATACGTCAAACATGGATGCTCAAGGAAACTATGATGATAAAGGTGATCCAGGTCAAACAGAATAAAAAATGATAAATATACAATTTGATAATGTAATTAAAAGATTTGTAGTTGTGTCTGACCCAAGAGTTGGTCCAACTCCTGATGATCCAATAGCAACCCAAGCTGATATTTTACAGTTTGCTGCTGATACGGAATTAGAAACATCAACTAACCCACAACTAATGAATGATGTCATTGAGAGTTTGACAGTTGAAAAAACACCTGATAATACTATTGTTGAAGAAGGTGTCGAATCCGTAATAGAGAGTGTATAAAATATATCATGGCAGAAATAGATAAATCATTACCTAATACAAAAACTGAAATTGAAATCCCAGGTGAAGAAGAACTTGTAGAGGCTCAAGAAGCAGTTACTGAAAAAAGTGAAGACGGACAAACTGAAATTGAAATTGAAGAAGATGGTAGTGCGGTTATCAATTTTGATCCATCAACAGTAAACCCTGAAGGAGGACAAGATCATTTTGAAAACTTATCTGAATTTTTAGAAGATAAAGTTTTAGATCCTTTGGCTTCTGAACTTCTAGGTAAATATAAAGATTACAAACAATCAAGACAAGAGTGGGTTGAAAGTTATAGAGAAGGATTAAACCTTTTAGGATTTAAATATATTACAAGAACAGAACCTTTTAGAGGTGCGAGTTCAGTTACCCATCCTGTATTGGCAGAAGCAGTTACACAATTTCAAGCACAAGCCTATAAAGAATTATTACCTGCGGAAGGCCCGGTTAGAACTCAAATTATGGGTGATGCTAATGTGGCCAGAGAAGAACAATCAAAACGTGTTAAAGATTTTATGAATTATCAGATCATGGATCAGATGAAGGAATATGAACCTGAGTTTGACCAAATGCTGTTCTATTTACCCCTCAGCGGTTCTACATTTAAGAAAGTTTATTATGACGATCTTTTAGGTAGAGCCGTGTCCAAATTTATACCGGCTGAAGATTTAGTTGTACCTTACTCTGCTACATCATTAGAAGATGCGGAAGCTGTAATTCATGTTATTCGTATGTCACAAAATGATTTACGTAAGCAACAAATTAATGGATTTTATAGAGACATTGATTTGGGAGATCCGCCAGTACAACAAGATCAATTAAAACAAAAAGAATTAGAACTAGAAGGTATACAACAAACAGGTGCGGAAGACATGTACACTATTTTAGAAATGCATGTAGATGTAGATCTTGAAGGACATGAAGATGTTAATCCTGAAGATGGTGAGCCCACTGGAATTAAACTTCCATATATTATTACACTTGACGAAGCTAATGGAAAAATTTTATCTATTAGAAGAAATTTTGATCCAGAAGATGAATTAAAAAAGAAAAAAGATTATTTTGTCCACTTTAAATTTTTACCAGGTTTAGGTTTTTATGGTTTAGGTTTAATTCATATGATTGGTGGACTATCTAGAACAGCAACTGTTGCTTTAAGACAATTATTAGATGCAGGAACTTTAGCTAACTTACCAGCTGGTTTTAAAACTAGAGGTGTTAGAATGAGAGATGATGCACAACCATTACAACCTGGTGAATTTAGAGATGTAGATGTTCCTGGTGGAAATATTAAAGATCAATTTATGCAACTACCATTTAAAGGACCAGATCAAACTTTACTATCTTTAATGGGAGTAGTTGTTCAAGGAGCTCAAAGATTTGCTTCTATAGCTGATATGCAAGTTGGTGATATGAACCAAGGTGCGGCCGTAGGAACAACTGTTGCTCTTCTTGAAAGAGGATCTAGAGTTATGTCCGCAATTCACAAAAGATTATACGTAGGACTTAAACAAGAATTTAAATTATTAGCGAGTGTCTTTAAATCTTATTTACCACCAGAGTATCCTTATGATGTTCCAGGTGCATCTAGAAATATTAAAGTTGCAGACTTTGATGATAAAGTAGATATCTTACCAGTAGCTGATCCAAACATATTTTCACAAACTCAAAGAATATCAATGGCTCAAACTCAATTACAATTGGCTCAATCTAATCCACAAATTCATAATTTATATCAAGCGTATAGATCTATGTATGATGCAATTGGCGTTAAAAATGTAAATGCTATTTTACCACCACCGGCTCCACCAGCACCAATGGATCCTTCTCTTGAACATATTTTATCAATTAGTGCAAAACCTTTTCAAGCTTTTCCAGGACAAGATCATAAAGCCCACATAGATTCTCATTTAAGTTTTATGTCTATTTCAATGATACAAAATAATCCAAGAGCAATGATGTCTTTACAAAAAAATATATTAGAACACATTTCTTTAATGGCTCAAGAACAGGTTCAAATTGAATTTGTAGAAGAAATGCAAGAATTACAAATGCTACAACAACAAATGGCACCAATGATGCAAAACCCACAGGCCATGCAACAAAATCCACAAATGATGCAAGGGGCACAAAGAGTTAAACAAATCACAAGTGCAATTGAATCTAGAAAAGCTCAATTAATTTCAGAAATGATGAAAGACTATGCTGCCGAGGAAGACAAAATTAGTAGTGAAGTAGGTGGCGATCCATTATTAAAACTAAAATCACGTGAATTAGACATAAAAGCTAGAGCTGATCAAGACCAAGCTATGAATAGAGACGAAAGAATGTCTTTAGATAAGATGAGGGCCTTAATGACTCAAGAAAATCAAGTAGCAAAACTTGATCAAAATGAAGAATTAGCTGAATTACGTGCTGGAGTATCATTGGCTAAGCAAGGAATGGTTGATGCAAGTAAAATTAACGATTTTGGTAGAAATTTTAAAAAAAACTAGTTATAATAAATACAAGGAGATAAATTATGAGCAAAGATTGGCAAAGAGGATCAACTTTCATGAATAAAGA